GTTCGAATCTCTTCTTCACCGCCACTTTCGCAATACCTAAAGCCCTGAAAGCTGAGAAGTTTTCGGGGCTTTTTGCTTTTCAGCTTTCGGCAGGTGTCGAAGAAGTGTCGAAAAGCGGATTCAAGGTCAAAGCATCCTGAAGATGGTCCGGCGACAGGTGCGCATAGCGCATGGTCATTGCCAGCGACGTATGCCCCAGGATCTTCTGTAGCGTCAGGATGTTCCCGCCCCGCATGACGAAGTGACTGGCGAAGGTGTGCCGCAATACGTGCGTGGCCTGACCGGCCGGGAGCTTGATCGAGGTCTTCTCCAGTACGCGGCTGAAAGTCAGCATGCAATTGGTGAACAGGCCGTGCCGCTTGAAGTAGACGTGCAGAGCTTTCTCCAGTGCGCTATCGATCGGAATCGACCGGGTCCGCTTCGACTTGGTGTTGGCAAAGGTCACCATGCCGTTTCGCACTCGCTCAGGTGTCAGCGCCTGGGCTTCTCCCCACCGGGCACCCGTACTCAGGCAGACACGGGCGATCAGGCCAATACCTGGGCTGGTGGTGCGTTCATCCAGGGCATCGAGCAGTTCAGCTATCTGGCAGGTTGAGAGAAACGAAATAGGGCGTTCTTGTAGGCGTAGCGGACGGACCTTGGCCAGCGGGTTGGGATAGTCAATATCACCTAGGCGATGCAGCTCGTTGAACATGGCTTTCAGATAGCCGAGCCGGTTGTTGAGCGTTTTGCCCTGGATGCCAGCCTTGAGCAGTGCGTTTCTGGTTTCACAGAAGGCGTTGCCGGTGAGCTTGACCGCGATGGGGTCGCCCAGGTCTTTGGCCAGGTTCTGCAGGGTGCGGAGGATCGCGGCACCGTCAGCCAGGGCATGGCCGTGCAGTTCGTGGTACCGGGTGCAGAGCTCGGAGAGGCGGCGACGATCTTTCGGCTTGGGCGTCCAGGCGGGTGACTCAATGCAATTGGCCCTGCAGGTCGCTTCGAAGCGCTGAGCTTCACCCTTGGTCTTGAAGGTCTTGCGAAAGCGCCGGCCCTTGATGGGTTCCACGTCTACTTTCCAGCGACCGTCAGGCAGTTGCTCGATAGCCATCAGACAGCACGCCCCCAGCGAACATGGCGTTCTTCAAGGATGCCTTTGATGTGCTTATACAGACCGTCCTCATCCATGCCCTTGGCGGCATAGTGGTCGCGGATCACCGGCCAGCACTCCCAATCCTTGAGCCGGTGAAATGCTCGCCTAGCGCCCACTCGCTCCCGTGCCAGCAGGCTGACGAAGTTTCCCAGGAATAGCTCGACGTTCTTACCGGAGAAACCCCGCGAGGTTTTGTATTGGCGCTTGTACTCAGTGTCATCCACGAGGGAATCCACCGGCAGATCCACGCGCACATCGTCACGAATCAGTGTCCAGATCGGTTCGAAGTAACCAGGGCGAGCCAGCAACTTGAACTGGCGCAGGCCATAGCGCCACAGGCCGTCTAGGTGCGGGGCAAATGCCGCGTAGCTGTTGGTTTCGATGGTCTGGCCGCTGTTCAGATCGAACGAGCCCGAGGCGAATTGCTGGATCACTGAGTGGTGATAACGCAGCTCGACACGCCAGACGTCTTGCTCGGGGTTGTAGTTGTCCGGATCGGTTTCATCGAAGCTATCGCGACGTTTCCAGACGCCTTCCCAATAGTCGAGCTTGTCGATGGCGCGGGCCTGTTCGGTCTTGTTGTAGATACCGAGCTGGACGCCACCAGCGGAGCCGAACAGGTAGGACTGGCCTTTACCGTAGGTGGCAGACTCCAGCGTCCACTGGATTTCCTTAATGCCGGAGATATCACGGGCTGCGCGTGCGCGGCAGTGCATGCGGGCGACCAGATCAGCGGGCGGTTGCCAGCCCTGCAGGTCTAGCGCGAGGTGGACAGCGCATTGGTTGCGTTCGACGTTGGTCAGCACGTGGCTGGCGTAGTAGTCCAGGCGTTCCTGCAAGCGCTCGGGGCAGAACTGGTCGATGGCATGGGGTGACACTTCGACTTTCAGGTGTGGGCCGATGTTCTCGATTTTGGCGTTGAAGTTCTTGATGAGCAGGATGATGCCCAGGTCAGCGTTCTGCAGCTTGTACTGGTAGCCAGAATCCTTGCTGACGCGACCCGAGTGCCAGCGCTGGCCAGCGAAATCGACAATGGTCCCCGGCTTCTCGAACAGACTCATGATTTCCGGGCGGATCAGGCCGCGATACAGCTGGCGGACGGTATCGACGCTACAGGCCAGGATTCGGACGTTGGAAAGGTCAGTTATCCGAGCGGTCATGCTGTCGAAAAACAGCCTACCGGTTGGGGTTTTATTGAACTCACGATCAACACGGAGTTGGTCTTTAACTGCCATTTTCTAATGCTCCAAATAGTGCCTAATCGACACGTTTAACCTTGGTTTATCTGACGTGCTACAGGGACGTCAGCGCCCGCGCGGCGGCGCACACGCGCGCTCGTGCCTCGCACGCAACCACGCCGCCGCGCATGGCGTTCCGTTGGTGTTCGCTCACAGGGCACCCTGATAGCCGCTCAGCGACGGCCATGCAGCGCCTACCGGTGCGTTAGCGCTGGCAGAAGGGGCAGGGCGCGAGGGCTGGTTTTGGGGAGGCTGTTGCTCTGGCTGAGCTTGAGCAATCTGGCCGTTGGGATCGGGCAGGCGATCAGGCTTCGCAGGATCGAACGCACCTTCTTCGACGTAGGCCATGCAGGCTTCAAAGGACACCACCGCTCGGGTGCCTTGCTGGGTGTTGCAGCGACAGCCATACACCTTGCCGTCGCGATAGCCCAGGACGAGGCGCTTGTGATTCCTGGCCACTATCTGCTGATCGGTGGAGTACATGCAGGACAAGCGCGGATAGGTGACGGGCCGAGTGATTTCGTCATATATCGGCGCCGAGCTGGGCACATCGGGCAACCGGGGCACCCGCATGGCTATGTACTCTTCAGGCGACAGCGGCGCGGCACTGTTCGGGGCTGGCTGCTGCGCCACGGGTTCGCCGGTCGGTGAGGTGGCGCGCGCCTGTTCCACGGCTTCGGCCTGGGGCTTGGGCGGGGCGATGCGCCGTTCATAGATGCCATAGCCGAAGTAGCCGATGCCGATGATGCAGGCGATGAAGACGAACAGGGCCCGCGGCGGCTGAAACTTCATATGGTGTTCAGAGCCTTCGGCAACGGACTGGTACACGCCGAAGTACTTCTTATCGAGCAGAACGCGGGTGGCCTGGCCGTCGCTGAAGTCGTTCTTCTTCTCGACGTCCATGTTCACGCGCTCGAATTCCCAGCGCTTGATGACCTTGCCCTTGTGGCCTCGCACGTAGTGGATATGCGAGTTGCACAGCTTGCGGAAGTGGGTGTCGATCAGGCCGGGGTTCTGGGTGATGCAGTGCAGTTCATGGCCGCGATGGCGCATGGTTTCCAGGGCGCTGGCGTAGGCGGGGACGGCCGAGCCGGCAGGGCGAACCCGGAAGAAGGTCTGCGCTTCGTCGATGACGATCATCGCGTTCTGGGGCAGCTCGTGCCATTTCTGCGGCTCGTCGAATTCCTGCCAGACCGCTTCCAGCACCTCGGCGTTCGGGTTGAAGCCGCGGATGTTGTGGTAGTAGACCGGGCGGCCTTCTTTCGCGGCTTTGGCGTCTACTTCCTTGATGGTGTTGAGGGTCTTGCCGTTGCCCTGCAGACCCGTGCGCAGGACGAACATCAGCCACCTGCCTTGTTGAGCAGGGCAAGGCCGGTGATGGTGCCGGTAATCCGATCCATGCCGGCCAGCATCAGGCGGGCGATAACGGCGGCGATGATGATGTTGATGGCCACATCGACCTTGGCCATGCCGAGGATGGCCGCGACCGGTGGCGGGACCGCACCGAACAGGCTTTTGACGTAGCCGTCTACGGTGTCGATCAGCTGACCGATACCGACATAGGCGACGTAGGCAAAGCCCAGGGATGCCAACGCCCGGAAGACCAGGCCGGAGACGATGGAGCCGAGGAAGGTGGCGAGCAGTGGTAGTAGTGGCATATCAAGACCCCTTGATTCCGCGTCCGATGGAGACTGCAAAGAAGATCGAAGCCAGGGCCACAATCAGCGGGCCGATGGCTTGGGCGAAACGGCAGGCGGGTTCCCAGCTAAACGAGTAGCTGCGACCCATGACGGAAAAGCTCTGCGGGGAAGGGCAGGACTGCGGCAGCCAACGGCCCTTGTTGACGGCTTCGGTAAACAGGCTGCTGACGGCGAGGGACTTCTCTTCCAGCTGGTAATCCTTGCCGGCCAGCTCGGAGGCGATATCGCTGCGGACCTTATCGTCGTACTTCCACTGGCAGATCTGGTTTTTGTTGGCGCGCAGGATGGCGCACTGGATGACGTCGCCTTCGCACTTCAACTCGGCATCGCAGGCTTCGCCCTCGACGCTGGGCTTTACGCACTTGTTCGGGTCGGTCTTGGGGTCGCACTTGCCATCGTCGCCTTCACCTTCGCCCCCACCCGTGCCGTCCCCGTCACCTTCGCCATCCCCCTCGCCTTCGCCTTCTCCATCACCGGAGCCGTCGCCGTTACCGTCCCCATCACCGTCTCCGTCGTTGTCGTCTCCATCGCCATCATCATCGCCGTCGCCATCACCGTCAGAGGGCGGGCAGACTTCGCCAGTGCTGGGGTCGCATTCCTTGGGCTCGTCGGGCACGCAGGTGGTGCCGGACCATGAGTGGTCAGGGCCGCACTCTGGCGGTGGGTCGGTCGGGTCCGTTGGATCGGTCGGCGGGGTGCCACCGGTGGGGTTGTCGCCGGGCTGGCACTCAGCGCCGGTGAAGGTGCCTGCGCCCCAGCACACGCCAGTGGTAGCACCTTCGGAGACAGGCGCGCATTGCGAGGTGCCAAGTTCGATACGGCAACCGGCTTCGCACCCATATTCGATAGAGCCGAGGCCGTTGAGGTCGGGCCGCAGCATGGACCAGGTGGTGTGCTGGCCAGCCTTGGACTGGCACTCGGACGGCGGTTGAGGCGGAACACACTCGCCAGTTTCAGAGTTATAGGTGCCCGTACAGGTATCACCATATCGAGTCGTGGCAACCTGCTTTGGAGAACCACCAGTGCTAGCAGAACTGGAAAGGGTAAAGTTACAGAGGAAGGAGGTTTCAGTCTGCCTGGTAACTTTTAGATTGCGGATGTAAGGCTGATTAGAAGTCGTGGTGGTATTGGCGTAGTAGGAGCACGACGAGTAAGGCGATGCCCCGCGTACACCGACAGTGAGCCAGAAGTACTCTTCAGCCCGGGACAGCGTTGAAAAGAAAAGCGCTGCCATCAGCAGCGAGGCCTGCGCGATATAAAAGTGTGTCCGGCGCATCTCACACCCGCCCAAACAGCAGTGCCCAGAACGCCGCCAGGATGATGAGGGTGGTCAGCATGTTGGCGTCCATGGAAAGCCCTTATGTGAAAAAGCCCGATAACGAGTTACCGGGCTGGTTGGTTGCAGCCGGCCTTACAGCGCGCGGCGGATGAACTTGAAGGCGGCAATCGCGATGATCACGCCGAGGACGATGCCCGCGACCTCGACGCCATCGACCTGCGCATCAGAGAGGGCAGTGGTCACGCCGGCCGGGAGGGCGGCGTGGGCTTGTTGCATGGCCAGCAGGCCAACAGCGGCGGAAGCACCGAGGGAACGGCGCAGGACTTTCAGGTTTTGCATGGGGGTGTCTCCTACAGGTTGAGTGCCTTTTTCAGCACAAGAGCGCCGAAGACGATGGCGAACAGCACCAGGGCGTGTTCGCGGATCTGTGCATGGTCTTCAGCGGTTAGCCCGGTCGGGCTTATCTCACTGAGCGCGACGGTAGAGAGGGTGCCGACACAAACCGGGGTCTGGCCTGCGCTCTCCCATACGCCGTCGCACACAATGAAATTCATGGCGCCCCCTTACTCGGCCTGGCTGGGGTCGCGGATGACCTCAGCCATAGCGATGCAGTCGGGGCAGATAACGAGGTCGGGCGCCTTGTTCAGATCGGGCAACAGGTCGGGCTGAGGGGCGGACTGGTTGTAGAGCTGGCCCATGGGCTGCCCGCAGCAGTCACACAGCACGCGATCAACGATCAGCACGGCGGCGCCCTCCCGTTAGGCCTTGGCCGCGTCCGGCTGGGTGCCGGTCGGCTTGGGCTGTTGTTGGGTGGCTTGCGGGGCCGGCTTGGCGGCCTGGCCTTTCGGATTCACGGCTTCGATGTGCAGGGCGAGATTCTTGCCCTTGTTCTGGCCGCCGCGTGCCACGTCGAAGGTGATGCGCACCAGCTCCAGCGGGGCGAACTGGGCGCCGGCTGCGAATACTTCGTCGGCGGCGTCTTCTGCGATGGCCATGCCGATGATGGACAGGCCGTGCTCGGTCTTGCCGTCCGGTTCGTCGCCGTAGAAGACCTTGGCGTATTTGGTGTCATCCACCTGAGTCATCTGAGTGCCCAGGAATGCAACTTCCATAGTCGAACGTGCCATTTGTGTTTCCTCGCTTAGTTGCGCGTTATTGCGCGGTTTTGCCTTTCAGCAGGCCGAGCGATCCCGCACGGGCAAACTTTCGTTTTTGCCCGAGGGTGGCTCTCGACTTGCCGGGGTTTCAGTTGCCGCTTGTGCAGCCTGTTAGTTGGTCAACACCAAGGGCTTTGCCCTTGTCATCCCACTCTTGCCGCCGAGGGCTCGGGAGCGCGGGGCGGTGGAGCTGCCCCACACTCACGAGCGGAGGCTATTTAAGGTGGTGGGTGTTCAAGGGTTCGCTCCGCCCGTGCTTCCGTTCGCCGGATCGGTGAAGCGTGATCCGACGAGCCGGGAGCGCGGCCCTTGACCGACATAGCAACGAGCGCGGCGGTCAGGCCTTTGAAGAAGCCGCGTGTTTCCGCCTGGGTGTGGGCTAGGCGCGGGTCTGCAGGGCGGGTGGTGCGGGCAACGTCCATGCGGCCAAACCAGTAGGCGACCCCGAGGCAGTTAATAAACAGCAGGCCGAGCATGACGATAGAGGGCGTGTCGAGAACGATCATGCGATCACCCCACCAGTTCGAATGGTTCGCGCAGGGGTACGAAGGGCGTTGGTTTGCCGGTGTCGTGCACAACGTGCCAGTACTTGGGCGGTCGGTTGCTTGGGGTGTGTTTCGCGCAGATGGAGGCAGGCGTCAGCTTCCAGCGTCCATCGACCTTTAGGACCGACACGGGGCGGCACTCGGTGCAGGGTGTGGACTGGCAGGCTACGGGGTGAGCCGTTTCGCGTCGGGACCAGCACACAGAGCAGTCGCAGCCCTCGGGGTGCGGCTGGTGCAGGTAGCGGGAAAGGTTCATAAGTCATGCCCTCACCTGGGAGGCCGGAGGCTTGGTGGATCATGCCGTCCACTCCTGTTCCAGCAGCCAGGAGCGGAGCAGGGCACTGTTGACCATGCGGCGCTTGCCTAGCTTTACAGTGGGGAGAACGCCTTTCATTGCCCAGGCACGCGCGGTGCCGTAGGTCAGGCCGTTGCGGTCGGCCCAAGACTCGACGGTTTCCACGTCCTGTTGCGGGCCTATCAGCTTCGAAGGTTCCAGCTCTTCCAGTTCCATGCTCGTTCCGTCACTATTCGTTTCAGTAGCACCGAGGGGCAAATCTGCGGTGTAATTATTGAACTCACGACGGAGTCTATCAGTTCAGATTTGGAGTTCAAATATTGAACTGGTAATTTTATAGAACAATATGGAATCAATACAGGATCGAGCTATCGCCCTGATTTATAAGGCGGGGCTTGACGAACTGGTAAGGCAATCTGATATCACTTGGAGCAGGTGGAAAAACCTGCGCCACCGGAAGGCTCGCATTAGCACCGAGGAGGTTGAGGTGCTGGTGAAGCTTTTCCCTAGCTATGCGCTATGGATTGTTAGTGGTGAGGTCGCGCCCGAAGCAGGGCAGACAAGCCCAGAATATGATCAGGCCAATTCAAACTTGCCCAATCAAAACGCGGGATAGCGATTACAACGGAAGTAGCTAGGCGCTGGTACGCCCGATGAAGGTTTTAGGCTGAAGGGATTCGGAAATGGGGAACTACAGTAAGGGTATATCGAGACGATTGCAGGAGTCTCGGATAGAGGCAGGATACTGTTTGATATGCAGGCAGTATGGGGCTCTGAGCTTTGATCATGTTCCACCGCAGGGAAGCATAGTTATCAGTAAAACAGAGCAGTTGCTAATTACTGAAGTGCTCAATGTCGAAGAGATACCGATAAGAGGCGTTGTTTCAAATAACGGTAGTAAGTTTAAAACAATCTGCAAGTCCTGTAATAGCCTGCTGGGTAGATATGATTCGGAAGTTGCAAGAGTGTGCAAGCTTGCTACTGAAAAAATATCGGCGCATTTGTCTAATGTATTCTCTACGCACACGTTTGTGTTTATCGAATATGATCCTGTTAGCTACTGCAGGGCCATGGTTGGGCATGTGCTTTCAGCAACAACTGCAAAAGAGTGCGCGTGTGAACCTCAAGACACAGAATACTTTTCGCCGCTAGAGAGGTTTGTGCTGACAGGTGATTTGTCTGTTCAGGATACACACGATTTTTACTGCTGGTTCTATCCTTATGTCAGGCATGTGAGTGGGAAGCAATTTGCCTTCATGAATGAAGGGCACAGAAGCCTCATGAGTTGCTTGTATTTTTTTCCTATAGCTTTTTTGATAACCAAGAAAGACCAGGGTACTTATCCGGCACAGGCGAAGAAGATAGAGTTTTCGCATAAGATTTTGCCGCTCAATCTTTCTCATGCAAATATAAGAAATTCGAGCTTTCCTTTTGCTGGGCTAGAGGGGGATCAGATTCTTGCTCTTACCGACTCTCAAGTTACTGTAAGTATTCCCGCGCGAAACAAATAGACTGGCGATTGTGGTAACGAATTAGATGTGATGGGGTGGGTGTCTTGATGAATGGAAATCTGAAGCTGTATCGAATATTGCGTTTCGATCACGCAGTTAAAATTTTGAATGGCTCTTTATTTTTTTCGCATCCTTCAGCTTGGGATGATCCATACGAAACGCACATCAAGCACGATTTCGAACACGCAATTTTTGCACAGTGCTGGTCTAAGGCTAGTATGTCTGAGGCAATGTGGAGGATTTACTCGCCAAATATGCTTGGCGTCCGAGTCAGGACAACGGTTTCAAAGTTAGAGGCAGCAATGGCGGCTTTTACTAAAAATAACAAAGGATATAAAAGAAGACTCTCAGTGGTCGAATATCTACCTCCTTTGAAGTATAAGTCGGAAGCAAAAAAGATAGGCAGTGTACTAGAGGATGAAGCGTTGGCCTCTGCCAGTCTAGGGGCCGATCTTCTATGCCTGAAAAGGAATGCATATGTCCATGAGCGAGAAGTTAGAGCAATAATTTTTGATGGGAATTCGACTCAGGGAGGTATGGCTAGGGGGATTGATGTGCCTGTGGATGGCCATAAACTAATCGAGAGCATACTAATTGACCCTAGAGCCCCTGACGAGCTTTGTAATGCCATGGTGCATTATTTAAAGGATGTCTTAAATTTTTCTGGCGAAGTGCGCAAGTCTAAGCTTTATACAGTATCTGAATAGATATTTTCAGGGATAAATGAGGGCGGGTCTGCTTTTGAGTGTCAAGGGATAGCGATGAAAGCTAACAAGGACGATGTTCCAGAATATTTACGCAACAAGGAAAAGCCCGGCCCATGGCGAATGGTGGCGATCCTGGGCGCGGGTTCCGCAATTACCTGGGGTGTGATCGCGTTGTTTGCCAAGCCAATCGTGATCAATGTGGATCAGCTCAAGCAGGCGATCCACGTAGACGGCAAACCCCTGTTCAGCCAGCAACCGGCGCCACAGCCCTACAGCGAGCCGGAAGAACCTATAAGGCTGCCATCCATCCCCATCGATCCACCCGCGCAACGTGTTGCATACGAGCCAGTAAGCCAGCCCCAGCCCTACGCCTCGATTCAGTGGTCTAAGGACGACACAACTCCAAAATATGAGTTCAGCAATAATTACAGGCCTAAGCAAGAAATCAACATCTATACACCGCCCGCAACCCATCGAATCGCCCAGGCACCCCAGCAAACGCAGCAGCGCCAAACCCATGTAAGCCGCGAGCATACATCCAAGTGGATCAAGAGTTGGAATGGCGGCACGAACTACCTGGCGGAATGGCTATCGGTGAACAACTACATCGACGGCACCAGCGTCTGCGCCAATCACCGGCGCGGATCAATCGACTATCGCGAATGCCGTAAGGCTGCCAAGCAGCATTTTCATGAAGAGTGCCGAACCTGGCGCGCCCGCTATGACAGTGACCGCAAGACAAGCAGCGACCGCATGAAGACGCGTTATTGCTCTGCGGCGAGCAGTTTTAATCCGATGGGTTAGGACTTGGGGGCTTTAGGTTTTAGTTTGTTTAATGATTCTAGCTTTTGCTGCATAGCAAGTGGCCAGGAAGGCTGCTGGCGGAGTCAGGTGCATTACGAGAATAACCAGTATGGATTTGGCTAAAGAAGCTGCTGTTGGGCCAGACCAGTAAGCTGCGTCAAATAGCTTGTTGCCTGAGACCTGATTTAGAATCCCAAGTATTGCTGTCATGGCCAAGATGTGGAACGTAAGTTGCGCGATGCCGTATAGGTATACAGGCAGTGTGTGGGTTGAAAATACCTGATGGTTTCGTAACGAAAAAATAATGAAGGCTAAAATTAGTGTGCTGGTGGCTAGCCTGAAGTAGGCTACTTCAAGCGGTATCACTGATAGATACAAATGATGTAGGAACGAAACGCTGCTGGCTTTAGCGAGCGCTCCTTTTTGGGTTGCAAGAAAATAATTGACGTCACCCCAAAGCAGGTAAATTGTGATAGCTGCAAGCAATAACAATAAGGCGTTGGCCGCGAGAGAAGTAGTGGCGGGCTTAAGACTGACGGCGGATGAAGGTTCGAACGGGCTGGGCATAAAATAGACTCAATTAGATAGGAATTGTTTCGCTCTTCTCGGCTCTAAGGGTAGGTGCCCCATGAGAAAGCAGGGCCGCAATAAATTAGGGAGTTGCACGAAATAAACATGCTGAGGAGGTAGCCGCCCAAGGCTCCGATAGACCCCACGACAAAGCCTTTCTCAGCGGTTTGACTGGGCTTGAATTTGGAGTAGATCAGGGCAGCAACTGTGCCTGCTATCGCACCCATCAGCCCAAGCAGGTAGTCCACCCCAGGGCCATGCAGGCTGACCAGTGACATGTTGATTGCCCTGATCATTACCGTGGTGGCGAATGCCACGGCGAGGCCAGTAATAAACCCCTTATGAGGCTTGAAGATCAGGCAGAAGACGATGCACGTCAGTGCAGTGAAATAGCTGTAGGACGTGACCCATGACGGAAGAAACTCGCCACTGCTAAGCAGGAACGCTGCTGTAGTCAGATGGGTAATGCCCAAGGCGACGGGGAAGTCGTGTTGCTTCAATGATCGTCCGTTGATCAATTTTTGATTCCTTAGCTCAGTGTCTTCGGCGTGCAACGATGATAGTGGCAAAGCCGGAATTACTATGCCGACTAGCTCTCTTCTGAGGTGCTCAGCCACTTGGGTAGATCTTTCATCTCGTGCAGCACGCGCCAAACATCGATGTGGGTGTCTTGCTCGACGTAGAACACGAGGTAAGGATAGCGCTGAAGTGGCCACGAACGTAGGCCAGGCAGATCCAGTTCATGGGCATAGCGAGCAGAGCCGGAAGCAGGGTGGCGGCTGATCTGCTTATAGGCACGCTCCAAGACATCAACGAAGCCTAGTGCAGCTTTCTCGGCTTGTTCTTCGAGGTAGTAGGAAATGGCGTTGTCTACGTCTCTGTTGGCAAGCTCGCGCGGGATGATGGGCTTCTGCTTCATCCTTGAGCGTTCCGCACGCGAGCACGGAGCGATTCGAAGTAGTCAGCGTCAGCAGGGGCGGCGGGAGCGGATGCAGCACCGGCAAGCAACAGGCCACGCAAGTGCTGGCGGTCTTGGTCCTTGCGGATCAGTTCGCGGACGTATTCGCTACTGGTGCCGTAACCGCGCTGGTTCACTTGCTCATCGACGAAGCTCTTGAGAGCGTCCGGCAGGGAGATGTTCATGGTGCTCATTGGGCGTGCCTCTTGCCAAATTTTGTCAAAGATCATAGCGCGAGTTTTGCTGGCGGTGTCGAAAAAGTGTCGAAATCATAGGGCTGAATAGCGACGAATTGAGCAAGCGGGTAGGGCGGTAAGCCTCGTATTGAGCGGGTTTGGCACGGACTGACACGCTACCGAAACGGGTTCGAATCT